GGGGGGGGGGCGCGGGCGGGCGGCTCGGGCGGGCGGCTCGCGGCTCGCGGCTCGCGGCTCGCGTGACGCATGACGGGCGATCCTGGAGGGCCCACGGTGCACGGACCGTGAGCCGGGAACCTGGAGAGGAAGAGCTGGGAGGCCTGGCCTAAAGTAGGACCGCGACCATGGCGGGCGCGGGCGGGACGATACCGGTTAGGCGGCGCGTCGGGAGCCGGGACCGTGGTCGATGATAGCAATCCCCGGGGAGGCGCGGCCGTCTGCGCCACTGCACGCGCGGCAGTCGATACACTGCACCTTGTGTCCCGCCTCAGAGCTGGCGGGGCATATGCGCTCTCCTTGCATCATCTCCCCGGGAGCCTGCGCCGAGCGTACACGGAAGGTGCGCCAGCCCGCATTCTGGGCTCGCTCGGCGTCGGCGATGGTCTCAACACTGGCCATGACGAGGGATCGCATAGCGCGAAGGTTGCGCGTCAAACCGGCGTTGCCGCGCGTCGACCACTGATGTGTGTACCCAGTATGCCCCACGGCATCGGCGAGCAATTGCCGCCAGACGATAACGGGGACAGCTGAAGGATCCCCATAAGCTCCGAGCCTGACCATGTGGCCAGCTCCTACGCGTCGGCGCGCGTCGGGTGTGGCCGCTGTCTCATATCCGCCGCGCGAGTACTTATCGAAAACCGAACGCGGACCGTGGATCAAAGTGACGTAGCAGCGGGCCCCTTCGGGCTCGCCGGCAGCACGACGGGCCGCTACAGCGAGCGGGCGCAGTTGGCAGGTACCGCAGATCGCAACGTCAGCACCCGTGCGCGCAGCTTCCACGGGAGAGAGATCCGCGCGAAGGATCCACACCTGCAGCATTTCGCCGGTTTTCGGGTTTTTGCTGCCGCCTGTGGCGATAGCGACAACAGGGGATCCGTCGATCAGAGAAGGTCCGGAATAAAGGATCATAGTGAAAGCCTTTCTTACTGTATGCGCCCGAATCAAACAGGTCCGATCATGCACGCGCCCGCGTGCGATTGCAAGCGCTGTGCTTGGGTTTTTTAGTGCGATACAGATTGACGTGCGCCGCGCATAGTGACAGAGTAGCGACTGTCGGCGATGTGCCGACGCATACAGAAAGACATGAGAATGAAACCCATCAAGATCACAGACGATATTAAAATTGACGCTGCTCTCGCTGCAATAAACTGTCGAGCTGCTTCGCACACTTTTACAGACGCTGCTCAACTAGCGAAAATCGCAGAAGAAGCAGAAGCACTGCTCGAAGACCTGGGCATCCCGAAAAAGGACCGCGCGGGCGCGGCTTTTTTTGCGCAATCGGGCTCACGGCTTCCAACATCTTACAAATACAGCGCTATCGTGACCATCGTGCAGCTGTCACGCAAATCTAACGGCTGGTATCTCACAGACGTGAGAACAGCTCGGCGGCATCTAAACTCGCCGCCGGACAGAAAACTGATGTTGACTACCGCGCAAGATGGTTTAGCAATTGCTAATGTGCGTCGCGCATATCTTGTCGAAGGAGGTGCAGCATGACCTATTCAGACTGGCTGGAAAAATTCAAGCCGATGAAAAACCATCTCGATGATCATGCTGGTTTCGATGGTCATCTGTTCGAGACATTCGGCGATGAAATCGTGCACGTGCGCACAGTGCTCGACATCGACGAAGGTAAGGTGTGGACCTTGCTGGACTGCGACGGCAGCCTCTACGTGTCCGCAGGGTATTCTCACGTTAACCGCGTCGGCTACTTCATCACCGAGATCCCCACGACCGATCCAGATCTATGCGTGCTGGTCGACGGGTTCGAAATACTGGAGGGTTGAGCATGAAAATTGACCGAGAAAGCATTGCAGAGCAGATCGAGTTCCTGACGGGGTGCAGGAACGAAGCATACATTGATCGAGTGATCGACAGAATTGAGGAATCGTACGACTGGGGCGGGCCCGCAGAATTCGAAATCAGGGCGATGGACACCCTTAGCGGGAGGCCTGGGGTCGTTTACGCGGAGGTCGGGCAATGAAAGTACTAGTAGCCTGCGAATTTAGCGGCACGGTCCGTGATGCGTTTACGCGTCACGGCCACGACGCATGGTCATGTGACCTTCTACCGTCCGAAAGCCCGGGACAGCACATCACCGGTGATGTGCTGGAGGTGATAGGGCAGGACTGGGATCTAATCATAGGGCATCCCCCGTGCACGTACCTTGCGTCGAGCGGTTTGCACTGGAACAAGCGCCGGCCGGAGCGGGCTGCACTGACCGAGGGGGCCCTTCGATTTGTCGAAACTCTGGCGAGTGCCCCAGCGCCCCGCATTGCCATCGAAAACCCGATCGGCTGCCTGTCCACCCGCTGGCGAAAGCCAGATCAGATCATCCAGCCGTGGCATTTCGGGCATGATGCGAGTAAGGCCACATGCCTGTGGCTGAAAGGCTTGCCGCGGCTCGAGCACACAAACGTGCTGCCCGGGGGACGCAAGGCGCGCCGGGCAAATCAGACAGCGAGCGGCCAGAACCGGCTCGCGCCGTCGCCTACCCGGTGGAAGGAGAGAAGCGTGACTTATGCGGGGATCGCCGAGGCCATGGCCGCACAGTGGGGGAACTCATGAGCACGAGATACTTTGTCGCGGCGTACGTCTACCGAGGCACTCGACATACTTACTATCGGGAGGGAAAAAAGATGACTGATCCGATTGTCGTCGTGATTGACGGTAATGAGTGGAGACAATTCGGAAGCCTTAAGCAGGCAGAAAAAGAAGCCATTGAGTACATCCGGGGGACGACATGAGACTGAACATCAAGCCGCCAGCATCCCCTGGCGTTCTGGCCATCATCGGCAAGCTCGCCTTTTTCCTATTGCTCGCGGCACTGCGGAGGGATAACTGATGATCGACTTGCACAACGGATCGAATGGCTGGGATCACACAGGATGGCGAGCCGAGGGGCGCTACCTCGACCGGTTCCCCTTCACAGGAAAGATCGAGTCATCTAGGGTCAAACACGGCGGGAAGGTCCAGCACACTATCGTGCTGGACTCTCCCCTGCAGGTTTTCGGGGCGGTCAGGGACCGCATCCTGATGATCCACGACGAGGTCGAGGTGTCCCTCCCCAGCACGATCACGACAGCAAGCAGTCCCTGAGCACGTGCCAAGGCACGTGCGATAAGGGGAAGGCTGCCACGGGCTCCACACGGAGCCCGTGGAGCGCCAATTCACGTGCCTGCCCTGCACGGTACACCTTTAGCGTTGCGGGGCGCTTGGCGGCCTCCAGAGCGGCTACGATGAGGTGTGCTGGGCAGCCCATCTCCGCCGTCCGCATGTGCCAACTGACCTGATGCGCGCTCAGGGCCACCTTCAGGCCAGACTTTACCACCTTGGTCTCGATGGTCGAAAAAATGCCCTCGCGCCAAGCGACCAGAATATCAGGTGTCCCAAGGCTCGCCCGACTCTCCAGTCTCGTCATCTGACACCCCTCCAGGTTCATCTTCAGTCTCTGATATAACTGAGCCTCTTTCACGTAATACCTCCTCCTCGTCAAACTCCGGTTCAGCCGACGCCTCCCGCTCGACGGATTGCTCCAGGACGACTGGGTCCACGTCCACGATGTCGCGCGACGCGCCTACGAACATGGCTTTGATCTCGCGAAGCTTCTGCGCGACCTCGTCCTTCGACATGCTGTCGATGGTGCCGATCCTCACCTCCTTTCGATCCACGTAGATCGTGCCCAGGGCTTGTCCGCGCCGGTACTCCGCCTGCACTGCTGCGCCGAAGGCTCCAGCATCTAGCGCTGCATCTCGGATGCGCTTTAGATCCCGAAGGTGCTTTTCAAAAGTCGTGCCATATTTAGCGTTCAGTTCCGCGCGGTAGTCCTGAATTGCCGCAACAACCTGAGGGTATTTCGCAGGGTTGGTCAGGTCCTGCGAGGTCTGCCGGGCCGATATCTGGGAGTACCCTGCCCGGATGGCCGCCTCGGTCATCGAGATCTCGCCGTCCGCCGACACCAGCTCGTAGACGAACTTCTGCTCCTTGGCGGTCAATGGGCGGAGTCCCTCCCGCTTGACCGGAGCAGCGAGGCGAGCCTCGAGCTTTCCACTTCCCCTCGCCTTCCTTTTTGGCACCGCCGGCACCAGGGGTTTCTTCGACATGTCCACACCTCCCACTTGCAGCCTTTCCATATACGAGGCTTTCTGAAAAACGAAAAAAAAAAAAACGAAAAAAAAAGTTTCGCGCGGTACCCCCTATATAATTTGCCACAATTACGCCTAACTTCCCCTGTTTTTCTCCCTGTGATGTACTAAGTCCCTGATATCACTCTACTATTACGCCTTTACACGGTTTACGCCTAATTTCAAAAAAAAATTATTTTTTTTTCGTTTTTTGGGAAGCCTCTATATGAAAGTCGCGTTTTGCCCTCCCAGGCCCGTGGCCCGTGGCCCGTGGTCCTTGGTCCATCCCCCTTGTCCCTCCTCACCCCTCCCTCGGCACCTCCGTCTCCCAATCCTCCGCTGTCAACTTCCTGCTTTCCTCCCCCAGGACCTCTCCAAGCGCCGCCATGTCTACCCACTGCACAAGGTGTTCTCCCCTGTCGTCAGCGCCCAGAGCGGCTCTGAGAGCCTCTGACGAGGTCCCTGCCGTCACCCTGACCCTGATGACCTTGCTCAGTGCCACTACAAAGGTCTTCATGCCTGTGCTCCTTCTGCTGGAACTGGAGCCGTAGCCGCGGGCTCTTCATGCTTCCAAAACGGGAAGATCGGAAGGGTCACCCTCACGCGCTCTGCCCACTGCATGAACTCCCTTGTGCCGAGGTGATTTGTGCCGCCGCTCAGGCGGTAGACAACGTTCACTTTGTTGCGCAGGTACAAATGGATTAACCAGTTGAGCACCTCGGCTGTCAGGGGCGTCCCGCACTCGACCACCTCCAAGTACATCTGGTCGATCTCCTTCACCTTGTGCCACGTCAAGATAACGTTCGACTCGGAGGGCTTCATCCACTCCGGGATAATTTCCTCAGTCAGCCAGGCGCAGGTGTAGCCCCGGCACGGGTCGGCAGGCCTCCTGTCATAGATGCTGCAGCTGCCCTTTCTGTGGAACTGGCACTTCCTGCCAGGGTACATGGGATAGGCCTCACCAGTGGGCCCGGTGATCGTGGCGTGCAGCCAGCCCTCACAACAGCGCGTGCACCCGTCGCACTTTCTTTTTTCCGCTTTGAACATCCGTCCTCCCTTGTATCATTCGATCAGTCTTTCAAGCTTTCGATGAACGCCCTCACTGCGGCCAGGTGTTCCCTGTCCACCCAGAACTCGACCCGGACGAGTCCCTCCTGAGCCCGTCGTTCTCTCTCGGCCTGCTTCTGGGCTCGCCGCCGCTCCCGCCGCGACTCATCCATCGTCAGGCTCCTGCAGGTCCTCCCAGGAGATTTCCCAGACGATGATTGGAGTCGAGAGTCCGACCCACGCCTGCTCGATGTTGAAGTCCACCCATTCCCATGCGTCCTCCTCAGACATCCCGTCCCTCTCCATCAGGATGTCCAGGATAGCCTCTCCGCTGTACACCAGTCGCTCGACCCGTGAGCCGCCGTCCCAGGTCTGGCACTCGCCCACGAGTGCCTCATCCAAACCGTCAAGCTTCATCATCGTGTGCACACTCCCACAAAGAGCCTGTCTTGAGCTTGAAAAACCGTTGTTCGCGGGCCATGGTCCACGGTCCGTGGCCCTCGACCACTTCAGGCTGCCGCTTCGACATGCAGAAAAGTTTCCCGTCTGGGCCGCGGTAGATCGTGGCCCCGGTCCCCCGTCCGCCGTCGTGGCCGAACCGCACCAACGCCTTTCCGCCGTCGTCGTCGACGGCGTAGGGGTTGATGTTCAAGGTCCGGCAGATGGCCATGAAGGTCGTCATGTCACCAGTCTGTAGACATGTTGGCCGCGAAGCGCGCGTTGGTGAACCCAAGCTGCGTGGCCCAGGGCTCGGGGATGAAGTACCGATTCCTGTGGTCGTAGACCTCGTTCGTTGTCGCGCGGACCACGAAAGTGTGCACCGCCGCCTTCTTGCGATCGTTGGGGTTCGGCGAGTTCGGGTTTCCGCGCCACTCGCGCCAGGGGTCAGTCTCGGCGCTGTCCACCACCTTGAACACCGCATTCCGGGGCAGCAGGCCTGCGTGCAGTCGCGCACATTCGCGTGCTTCGGCGTCGGCCTCCTTCCAGGTCGGGAAGCGATAGCCTTGGGCGGCGGTGCCTCCTGTCACCCTTGCCAGCATCGGGCGGTAGATCGTGTCAAAAAAGTACTTCACATCTTTTTGAAAAGGGGTCAATGCGATCATGTCTGTTCTCCTTCGTTGGTAAGTTTTCCTCGGTCTCGAATGGCGTCGGCAATGTCATGCCGGTAGATCGCTGTCTCTGCAATCTTCGCACACGCTTCGCGCTCCGCTCTCACCGCCTCTTCCAGCAATCCACAAAACTGTGTGGTACGCTGACCCTTGGCGCATTGGCGCCAGCCTTCTTCTTTGTTCATCTTCCCTCCTCTATTACCCTCAACAAAAACCTCACCCTATCCGCACAGTTCCATCGGTCAGAGATATATTCGATATGACCCACCACATCTCCTTCCTGATAAATCTCAGATACAACATCACCTCGGGCCTCGAACCATGCCAGACGCTTCTGAAGGTGACGTTTGCACTTCGCAAAGTGATGCAGATTTCCGCGACGAGAAAATCTCTTAAAGGCTAAATTGATATTTCGGCTGATTTCTTCAGGTCTCATTCTCTCCTCCTCAAAATCTCCGGCGTTCCGTAGCCGTAGCCGGAGCCAGAACCGGAGCCGTCACCGTAGCCGGAACCGGAGCCAGGACCGTAGCCGGAACCGGAGCCAGGACCGGAGCCGTAGCCGTAGCCGGAGCCGTAGCCATAGCCATAGCCATCGCCATAGCCATAGCCATCGCCGTAGCCGTAGCCGGAGCCATCGCCGGAGCCATCGCCGTAGCCGTAGCTGGAGCCTTTTCCTGCCGGGATGAAGTTCACATCACACTCCCCAGTCGTCCGACACGGGCACTGAGAAAATTTCAGACTGAGCCGGAATCTCGACCCGATTCTGCATCTTCTGAAGTGTGACTTTGTCGTCTTTTGGATTTGCGATCACACCGTCGAATCCAATCGCCTCCCACCTGAAAACCCATACCGCGTTGTCCAAAAAGATTCGATTGCCATCGCGCGTCACATCGCCCGCAAAGATCCAACCGCGATCCACAACCACCACCGCGCGCGTGCCCGCAGCACGAACAACCGGCGCGTACTC